TCGTATTTAAATCCTAATAAGTCTAAACCTTTTGTATAACCATCTTCCCAATCTTTTCTAGATGCTTTGTACTGCATGTAATTTTCATACAGCTCAGATCCTAAACTACCTAAAACTTCTTCTGGTAATAAATCTGCTAGATTGTCAAAGTGTTCGTTTGTACCTGGTTGGTTTATGGCTTCTGGATCAAAACTAATTGTTGCACCACCATCTTCTTCTTGTGTTACTTGAATGTCTTCTGGTCCAACTTGTTCTTCTAGGTTTGCCTGAGATGCTTCTACAATCTCTTCTTCACTAGGTAATTCTATTTCCTGCTTTACGTTTGGTAAAGACTTGTCTATTTCTGACATTATTTTTCTCCGAGTTCTGCACCACTATAGTCTTTTTCCCAGGAACATTCAACCCCTGTGGGTGAGGTCCTCTTTCTGGTGGTATCGTAGTTGTTAACTTTTTAGTCATCTAATAACCCTAATCCTTGTATTGCTGCAGAGGCTGCAAACCCACCTATACCTGCTCTAGACAATAATCTCAATGCTGGTTTGCTCAAACCAAGTCTAGCAACTTTTCTAAATGTTGATGGCAATCCTCTTGTTATCTTTGGTGTTTGATCTGCAAAAGCAGGATACAAATAATTTAATGGGTCTGTTGTAATATCTTCTAATGAGTCTCCTTCAGATACTTGTCTTGTAATATCTAATGCAGCTAATGGTGCTAAGACTCCAGGTGATGCTGCAATACCTAAACCTCTACCTAATACTCTTCCACCAGTTCTTATCAATCCTTTCTGTTCAACACCTAATCCTCTAGACCTACTAGCCTTAATTGTTGATGGTGCACCAAGTGCCGTTGATGCAGCGAGTGATGCTCCTACTGCTGGTAGTTGAAAATCTAAAATATCTGGTCTTGTCATATCTTCTGAGATAGGTTGTGTAAACATATCAACCAACATACTTTTTTGTTGATCTTCGTTTGATAAATAAGTTGTTGGATCATCGTTTCTAAATTCTTTAACTAATCCTATTGCAGTTCCTATAGCAGCACCTGCGCCAAATGTTCTTACGTTAGGGCTCTTTAAAATTGACATCGCAACATTTTTAACTTTTGCAAGTGGTCCGCTTTGTGCATCTAGTTTTGAAAGTTTTTCTGCAGATCCAATAGGGTCTTTTTTAATCGCTTCAGCACAAGTTGTAGCTATACCGCCTGTTGCTTTGTTCATTATAAGCTGACAACTTTTAGACCGAGCTCCAGCAACCGTAACTTGATTTAATAATCTTTTACTTGCCTGGTCAATAAATGTTTGAGGGTTTTCTGCCACCTCTTTTAAAGTTGCTGTTCCTTTAGGAACTTTAATTGTAAAACCCATTTCTTTAAAAGCAGCTGGTAAATCTAAACCTTGTTCTGTAAGTTGTGCAAGTCTTGTTTTACCAAAAACTTTTTCTGGACTTTGTAAAGTTAATTCTGGAAAACCAACCTCTCTCATAGTCTTTCTAGCAAGGGGGTCTTTAATTCTATTTATATAATCAGTAGAAAATTTTTTATATTCTCTGATTACTTTTAAAGGGTTACCATTTGTTTTACTGGTTTCATCTCCTAATCTTGTTAAATATTCTTGAAACTTTTTTTGAAATAACGCATAGTCACCTTGATTAACTTTACCTTCTAATAAGTTTACAAATTGAGAGTATGGTGCAGCTCCGGGTGTTTGAGAGCTAGCTGTTATTCCAACTATCTCGTTAATATTTACTCCAAATCTTTTATTAACTGGAGCTTTTTTGTCATAGAAAGGTATGCCTTCTTTTAAAAAAACTCTTTTAATTTTTCTTCTAACTGCATCCATGTTTGTTTGTCTTCCAGCTATAGTAAAATAATTTTTACCTAACGAATCTGTTATGGCATCCATCGCATCATTTGTTTGAGCCATTTTATATGGATTATTAAAAGGCATTTTTGCAACTAATTTTTGATAATTTTCAGCTGCATTTTTGTTTAAAGGTATATCTAATCCTCTAACAACTTTTCCATCCTGTAGTTGTGATAATTTATATTGTGCGTAAGCTGCTTGATTAACAGTTATATTACCTGGCAATAATTCTTCAGGTATTACCTGTCCCTTACTTGTGTAAGGTTTGTAAATATCGTTGTCATGAAACTCTTTTACAAGACGTATAGTTTCAGGAGCTAGCCCACCTTTAGTGCTGCCTCTAACTAAATAATAATCTTTTAATGTTTCTATCTGTGCATCGGTTGGTTTTTTTATAAAATAAGTAGGTTGTCCTTGACCAACATCAACTTTTTGTAATTTTAATTCTTTTTTTAAAACATCGTTTAAAAAACTTGTTGCTACAGGAGAGGGTCGTTTTCTAGTTATAGCATCAATAACCCTCATTCTTAAACCACTTGTGACTCTACCTTTTTCGTTAACTTGTTCTGGTAGACCTACTAGATCTCCAGCTTCTTTTAAATCTATCAAGCCCTCTTTTTTAAGTCTTTTAAATGTAGGAAGAAATTGTTTATATCTCTTCATTAATTTTTTTAAACTAAATCTAGCCTGTCCACTAAGTTCTTCAAAAGGCCCACTATAAGCTACTTCACCTGCCTTTATACCAACTCTATATCTGTTAAATAATGAATCTGGATCTAAATAAATTTCTTCGTAAAATTTTTTTACTTTGGGATCAAATGCAGGGTTTCTTGGCATTACACCTCCAGGATGCCGGCAAGACCACCGTTTTTAAATCCAAGTCCTACGTCTATGCCAAGTTGTTTTTGCATGTCCATAATTTCATCTGGGAATGCATCTGGGTTTCTTAATACTCTGTGTAACTGTTTAAAATATTCTGTCTTCTCTTTACCAACTAAACTTTTGTCAGATCCTAAACTTGCAAACAATCTTGATATGTCTTTACCTTCGATACCATATTTTTTTAATGCTTGATATCCCATTTTAGCACCACGAGCACCACGAGCACCACCAACTAGCAGTCCTGCCATGTAACCTACACGTCCACCTTCTGCAAATTCAAAATCACTTATGTCAACAGACTCAGGATCAAAACCTCTATCAGTTATTGTTTTACCTTTTGCATCTTTGACACTAACTAATCTTTCTGCAAATAATTGTATTTCATTTGGTCCGTCTAGTTTTGCAACGGCTGATGCAACACGTGGTCCAAAATATTTTTGTACAAGTAATAATGGATCACCCATACCACCGCCACCACCTTCGGTCATAAATTTAAAATCATCTGCCTCCATTAAACTAGATAATGTTGGGCCACCCGGAAAAGTTGGGTCTTCTAAATCTTTTACTCTATTTAAAAATTCTCTAGCATTTGCTCTTACAACTGGTTTTGCATTTTCTGCAACACCTGCGTTTAAATAAACTTTATTGACTAAATCATCTACGATTAAATTAACACCTTTAACATCTTTGATTGCCTCTAAACCTGCGCCTGAGAATGGCGCTGCAATATCTTCTGGTCCACCACGTGAACCTGGTGGCGGTAGATCATCTGCTACTCTAGATGGTAATATTGTATCTTCTAAAGCTACGCCTTCTGGTAAATCTATATTATCTCTTAATGACATCAAACCTTCTTTGTCTAAGTTTCTAGTTCTTGTTGCCATGTCTGTAATGTTTGCCGGAGCTGCAGGTGGATCATAGACAGTCTTCATTGTCTCCATGTTTTTAATTAACTGATTTGCTTGTATGTCATTTAACTTACCTGAAGTTAAATAACCCATAGCAGACTCTAATTCTTCTACAGCTTTTGATTGTGGTAACACACCTAGTGCATCTGGATTAATGTCCATGTCGACCATCAACTCTGATGATTTACCTTTACCTAAAAAATTTACATTGGTTCTGGTGCCAAGGACCTTGGAAATATTTCCGCCTAAACTTTTATAAAGTTGTACCGCCGTATCTATTAATGCTTTACTAGCCATAGTATTCTAATCTACTCCTGTCAGGCAACGGTTCGTCTTGATAAGAATCTCTATTACGAACTAAGCCACCTTGTTTAATACGCATAATCGCCTGTGTCGTGGAGTCGACGTAGTCATCGTGATCTCCAAACGGAAATGATGCGCACTCTTCTACCACTTCCTGAGCGAAATGTTGATGCATAGGAGCCCAAATTAATCCCATCTCAAAGAGCGGTGATACCGAGTTTACTCTAGCATGTTTATCATTTCCACGGCTCGGCGTAAAGTTAATTACTGGGATTCCCATATCTCTCAACTCTGATGTCAGTGGCACCCCAGAAGCTTTAGCTTCTATTATCACCATGTCAGGACGCCAATATAAATATTCTTCATGAGCAACTTTTCTAAGCTCTGGAAACTCATACCTGTCTTTGAAGGCGTTCAATAATATAATATTCTGTCTGCCATCATCATCTTTAAAAACTCCCCATGTCGTTATCGCACTGAAGTCGGCAGATTCTTTTTTAAGAAAAGCTGTATCGTAGGATTGAATTACAAACTCACACTTAGGTGGATCTTTTTGTTCCCAGTCTTGCCACCAGTCACGTTTTAATATTGCACCCTCTTCTGCTGTTGGTGATTGCATATACTGAGCGTTCCAGTTGTTAACTGGGATAGATGCTTTGGTTTTTTCTAACTCGTCCTTGGTCCAGTATTCCGGCCACACGGGCTGGCCGTTTGGTAACAAAGCTGGTAGTTCTACAACTTCCCATTCATCAGAGTTCTCTTCTCCCTGAGCCTTGATTAGTTGTCCGGTAAGATCTTTTGTAGACCAACGTGTCATGACACAAACGATTCTACCGCCAGGTTGCAAACGTTGACGTGGACCTGATGTATACCAGTTCCATGCTTTCTCGAATGACTTACTATCTTTTTTAATATCTTGTTCTTTGTGTGGGTCGTCAATAATTAGTAGATCAGCACCACGACCTGTGATTGCTCCACCAACACCGGCTGCAAAGTATTCTCCTCCCTGTTCCGTTTTCCATTTACCAGCGGCCTGAGAGTCCTCCATCAGTCTAGTGTCGAACAGTTGTCTGTAGTTTTCTTGGTCTATAAGATTCTTGGTCTTACGGCCGAAGTCGATTGCAAGATCTGCCGTGTGTGTTGCTTGAATGATCTTTAACCGGGGATCGAGGCCAACCATCCATGCCGGGAGTAAGTATGAGGCAAACTCCGACTTTGTGTGTCTTGGCGGCATGTTGATGATCAGACGTTTAATTTTCCCGCTAGCGAGATCATTAAATTTTTTATTAATTTTTTTGTGGTGAGAACCTTCAATAAACTCAGGCCAAACATATTTTACAAAACTCAAAAAGTCTTTTTTAATTATTGGCTTGGCTTTATCTAATTCTACACTCTTTTCTAGATCCAAAAGTCGTGCTTTCTCTTCTGGAGTCAACCCTGAAAAATTTTCCATAAAATTTTTTTATAATATTTTTTTATAACCCACTTTTAAAAGTTAGTCTATAAGAGTCTAAATCTTACATATATGTGTACGTCTGGGACCCCTTTGTGTGTTTAGGGTGGGCCCGCCCAAGGTTTCAAGCAAAAAAATCAAGATGTTGTGGTACCTCTATCGGCACACACTATGCAAAAAGAGCA